ACGTAAACAACACCACCATGATTAACTGCCTGTATGGTTGCTATTTTTTCACCTTGGTTTTCAACTACCCAAAATTTATTTTTAACTACTGGTTTGGCGATTGGGGTGGTCATTTTTTTGCTAATGTATGATGTGTTACAATTTTTCCTAATTCTTGACCGAGATCCTGACTGTCTCCTATAACATACATATCATCCTCGTTGCCGTAACCTTGCGATACCCTAATCACATATCCGCCATGGGCGGTATGTACATCAAAGGATATTTTTTTGTTTGGTAATTTTTTATCTATTCCGTATGCACCCGCACCTAAATCAATTTGTGATATTTGTCCTATACTTAAAGGACCTAAAGTTGCTGCCGATGATCCTGCCATGGTGTATGTGCTCATATCTTCATTTGTTCCAACATGATTGCCTGTGCTACTTGTTTTGCAAAGTCTTGGTCTTCGTGAATCATGTACAAGGTATTTTCGTGTCTATCTGTTTTTTCGTTGTATTTTCTTGATTCAAAAATGTGACCGCCCACTGCTCGATGCAATGTAAAGTTTAATCCCTCATTTCTTAAATGATCTCTTGATGATACTACTGTTTCTTTAAGCATTATAGGTTCTTCTTGTTGCAACCAATTGCGTATGATTCGTCGTAACCAATTCATTGTTTATTTTCCTGTTGTTGACACAATACCTTCATCATTTCAAACTTGTCATTTAATTCTTTTAGTCCAGGGTGTCTGGCCATTAGTGATTGTAATCGTGATTCTTCTTCCATTTTTTTAATAGACCAATCCATGGCTTGTTGTGCCATTGGACTCAACAAGATATCGGCGGTAGTTTCAACAGAGAACCATGCCACTCCATTATACACTTCCATGGTATTCGAGCTGGTATTGTACCGCAACATCCCGGCACTTTGTGCACCTGGACTCATTGGAGGTACATTACTGTAGCCAGCGCCAATTTGAATATGATTGCTACTACTGTGAATATTTTTTATCATATGTATTCCGCTAACAAAATTGCAACCACAAATCCAATAAGTAGATAAGTGATAGCGTGAATCAATTGATCCACACCAATCCAGAACCAAAAAGCATCTGCATCAGTGGATAATCTAACTGTTACTCTACGATGTGCTAAATCTACTGTATAGTGAATTACAGCATCAAATACTGCTAACATAACGCAGGCTTGCAACCCCAAAAAATGCATAAGGATCACATAAGTTAAAGCACCATGTAGACCAGCATGTTGCAATCCGCCCAGTCTACCAAAGTGTCCTTTGTCCTTGAGCATTCTATCGCTTTGCCAGCAAAAGTCTGCCAAGAAATGTTTTACAAACAACAAGGCCAATATGAGCCATGTTGTCATCCGGGATACTCCGCGCCCAATAGTTCAGCGTAGTTTGAACTATGTTCACTAAGTCTGTTTAGTTCATATTTGCCGCAGAACTTCAAGAATTGAGCACCTACCATTGGTCTACTTTGCTTGACTGCACCTACTGCTATAGTCTCTGCGATTTTTGCTTTAATCTCTGCAGGTTGTGCAGAGAGATCAACAAGCACTCTATTACGTTCGTAGTCATCTAACACTCGATGTTCCACACCGTTATGGTCTGTCCATCGCTGAAGCATAAGGTTATTCCAAGCATATCCTTTTTTATGTTGGTCAGCAAAAGCTTCAGTGAGACCAATTTTGTTCTTGCTACCCTTGGTCCTAACACCCGGATAAGCGGAAAAGATATTATCTGTTGGATCGCCGCGCATACACTTCTCAAACAGGATCCACTGCGGATCAGGGATACGCTTGGGTTCCTTAGTCTTTTTATCAATTACTGGCTTACCTTTCTTGTCAAGAATGCCCTCTAACGTGTGGAGTTCGTCGGCAACACCGTTATATTGCTGGACGTTCGGCGCAAGAAGTTGATAGAAGTCAGTGTCTGAGGATATGATAACATGGTCGTCATTGGGGTGGGCTTGTATAAAGCCGGCAATAAGATCATCTGCTTCAAGTTCCGGGTGTTGAAGAACTGTGCAATTAGTCTTTTCTGCGAGGAACGTTTTAAGGTTATCAAACGCTTCCCAAAATAGTTTGTCCTCTTCCTGCTCTGATTCAGTGAGGGCCGCACGAGCGACTGCACGATTCTTTTTGTACGGCTCGTAATAATCTTTTCGCCATGACCGTCCTTCCAAACAAAATACCACGTGATCGGCTTTCTGATCCCGCCAAGCCTTATTAACCGAACCAAGGGTAACATGAATAGCGAATCCTAATTTATCCCAGGTGTCCGATTGACGGTGAGCTGAATGACGAGCACGAAAGAATGTGTTTGCGGTGTCTACAATTAGATATCTCATGCAGTAATATTAGCATATTATAACAACCGTGTCAAGTGCGGTAAAAGAAATTCTGCCCATTTTCTGTGGGCATCTGCTCGAAAATGATAGCTTGGTAAACTGATAAAGCCATTATTGGTTAACCATTGCCAATATGTCATATCTGGGTCGTATGGTTCAATATAACTGTTTTTCCAATCAACCATCGGTTGATTTACAAAATCGCTGTAAGTGTTAAAAAATAGGTGAGGTATTTTAAGGTTTTCAAGTTCATTGTGAAAATTATAAATCAACTCGTGTGCTTTTCGTTCACATGCCTCTCTATTAATATTCAACACGTAATTTTTGTATCGAGTTATAATTGCTTCGGGCCAGTCATGACCTACACCGCCGGCATTTACTTGCCACCAGACACCATCCAAAAACCATTCTTCTCTTTCCCATGTGCTCCATCCTATTACTATAAAATCGGGGGAGCCGGTTTCTTTTATATATTGTCTGGTTGTCCTAATTATTCTATCATTACTGCTGGCGGCTTCGGCATCACAGTGAAATATAGCATTTAATTCATTAGCAAGCAAACAACCGTAACTGGCACGTTCATTTTCTGGGTGCGGAATTCGGCCTAAATTTTTGTATAACGGATCATCTTGAGCAAAACAATAATTATTTACAGCTTCTGCTCCTGCACTATGACTATCGCCATTTACATATAGAATCACGATATTTCGGCTCTTCCATTGCCAAGATCGTTCCTATCTACTCTTCTTGGTCTTGAATCAATGGGCTGATTAGCTTCCCATTGTTCAAAATTTTCGTTTAGTATGTTACGGCAAATGCTCTGAAACCAACGGTCCACTATTTCAGCATCAGAATCATCTTTTTTTTGCATATAACCTGCTTTGACCAGTCTTGCAACAAATACCTCATTCCAGTCTAACTCAAATGCACCGTTGCCTACATCATCAGGATCAAGCTCAACACTTACTACACTGATATACGGTTCGCCGGCTTCTGTAGCCATCTCTTTAGCCGTTTTAGCTTTAACTTTAACTTTTGGTTTTTCTTGTTTTATTTCTGGCTTTTTCTTTAACCAATCAAACATAAGAATCTCCTTGAATTCTGTTTTGTAATTGTCTAATTATTGCACTTTTTTCTTCATCAGTATATTTGGCCCAGTTGCTTATTTCGGCAATTGTTCTAAAGCATCCTGTACAAATATCATTTGTATTTAATTTGCAAATATTATTGCAAGGCGAAGTTACGTTCCCCATTCGTTCTTGAATAATGGTACTTGCAATCTATCACTATAACGTAATCCATGTCGCATAGCTAATTCTGCCACTCGCCTATTATTTAATGAATAAACACTTTCTACTCCACCTACGGGCATTAGATAAACAGATCCATGAAAGCCGGCATTGCGATATTGTTCAACTGCCTTTAGCGCATCCTTTACATCTTCATCTGTGGCTACAACAAACTTAAGATATGTATGTCCAATAGTCTGATATTGACGTACAATCTCTGGACGAATAGCCTCGATCCACGATTCTCCACTGGCTGGTAACTTTGCACTTACACTAAAAGTTACCTCGCGAGAAAAATTAGGACCAGGCATTTGCCATTGTACAAGATAATCTGCAAAATCAGCAGTTAACTCTTGAGTACCGTTAGTTTCAAAAGTAATTTCTTTTAACTTACGCATACGTGGGTGGTTGAGCAAGTCTGGATAACTACGCTGCCATCCTAACAGAGGTTCACCACCAGTGATTACCAGATGTTCATCCTTCCATTTTCCGTGCGGAAGAATTTGCATGATGCGCTCTACAATACCGTCAGAATCTATTACTGGGCTCAATTCCTTGAATGCAGGATGCCAGCTGGCATAACTGTCACATCCGGTTTTAACTAACGGAAGTTCTTCGTACTTGTGAAATGATTCGATGTTTGCATGGGTGTATGCAACATCATCTGCTTCGATACTTATTTCACCTCGCGGCATTCCAAACCCACGGCATGTAAAGTTACATCCAAATGTACGGAGAAACACACTGGGTACACCCATGTATCTGCCTTCGCCTTGAACACTATAAAACAATTCTGCTACTTTAATTTTGCTCATTGTTAACCTTCGTATGTGGCTGAGTTAGCACCGTGTTCAAATACTTCTACTGATTTAACACGCACTGTTGGATTGATTGGATAACGCATTTCTCCCGATGCTAATAGTTCAGCCATTTTGTCATAACATAGTTTGGCAAACATTTCGCATCCTACACCCGGCACAATACGTAAATCACATAATGCGCCACGTGCATATGGAAATTTACTTAAATGATCTTTGCTATCAATATCTACTATTTCGTTCATGTGTTTAAAAAAATCCAACATCGGATCATCTTCGGCGACTATCAAGGTGTGATCAAACATGTGATCGGCCCATGCTTTGAATTCTTTGAGTCCACCAAAGTCCATACACCAGTTTTTGTCATCCAGTGTATCGCATTCAAAAATCAATTTAATGCCAATTGAGTAGCCATGTAATGTTGAACAATGACTGTGTGTGGCACGCCATTGTCTAAAACAACATGACAGTCCTCGGTCGTTACCATATGTTTTTGTTGAGTAAAACTTTGCCAATTTGATTCTCCTATATTAATATTAACATAGGCTTGCAGAATTTGTAAAGCGGGATGAATGCCAGAAAGGCCGCTGTGTGGAAAAATATTTATTTTATTTTATTTGTTAGGGATACAATTTGCTGTAACACGATACCGGTCAGATGCCCATGATTTTATTACCTGATCTCTCACTTTTTGACATTCTTCAAAATTTTGTGTAGCAAAACTAATTGAACCCTTTGATGGCGGAACGTTTGGAGAAACAGCATGTAACATTATAATTAAGGACCACATAAACTATTTATGCTATTTCACGACTATACCGTTCCATTTGTTCTCTCAAATTGCTATTTGTTACATGTTCAAAAAATTTCATAATAAACATACTGGCAGCACTGGCATCGTCGCCATGAAAATGTAATTTAGTACCACCTGCGCCGTTTTGATGGTGGTGACATCTTTTACCTTTACCGTAACTTACATAATACACTGATTGTTCTCGACCTCGAGTATCGTACCATCGGTCTTGATATACTTCGCCATCTATTAGACGATACCACTCTACCATTTCGTCTGTAAGTTTATCTACATCAACCCAGACAGCATAAGTTACTGTACAACCAGGCGGCAGGGCGATCATCTCTCCCACCACGCTTCCCAAGGAAATACTGCCCACATAGGATTTTCATGTTTGTTTATA